AGTCTTACTTACTCCATCAGAACATAGACAAGTACACGATTATTGTTGGGAGGATCTGATATCTAAAGACAAACGATGGGATAATATTCATAAAAAATATATTCATATGAAAGATAAACATGGCAAAGAAAATAATTCATGACAAAGTACCACCCCAGGCACCTGATATTGAAGATGCAATCTTATCAGTTATATTACATGATGACAAACTTATACATGAAGCTTTAAAACTATTAAAACCTGAATGCTTTTATCAACCATATGCTCAAGATATATTTAGCATAATGCTAAGTATGAATGAGCGTAATATTCCTATAGAGCTAATAACAATAACAACTAATTTGCAAGGAGAAAATAAAAGCAATCTTAAATATTATCTGGCAACTATTTATACCAAGTATAGCTCATCATTAAATTTCTCATTCTATTGCAAAACAATCTTTGATCTATTTGTAAGAAGAGAAATGATACTGATGTTTCAAAATGAAGCTAACAACTTGTATAATTTAGATACAGATATCTTTCAAGTATATACTAAAGTCATAGAGCGATTAGAAGGATTATTTGAACAACTAAGTGAAGAACAGATTAAACATATTAAGAACACTGTAACAAACACTATCAATGAAATAAAAACTTATTCAGAAACTCCAGAACTTGCATACATAAGAACAGGGATAAACCTTATTGACAAACACATCTATTTATCACATTCATTTATACTTGCCATAGCAGCACCAAGAGGAGCCGGTAAAACAAGATATTTGATTAATATGATGAAAAATATCTTTCAAATAAATAAAGATAAAGTAGCAGCTTTATGGTATAGTATGGAAGATAGCGATAGTAAGATAGTGAGACTATTTGCATCAGCTGAAACAGGAATAGCAGATAATCATATGCAGTCTAAAAGTGAAAAACTATCTCATAGTGATATGAAAAAGGTTATACATGCTATAGAACAGTTTTCTGATTACAATATAACATTTGTCAATCAGCAAGAGTCTATGGCTAAAATATCAAGAACATTTACACAATTTACTCGTAAGAATGAAGATAAAACATGCTTTTTGATTATTGATAACATAATGTTAGTAGAAGACCTTTATACTATCAAAGAAGGCTTTAAGTTAGATGCAGAAGATAAGGTAGCAGCTTCTATCAGACGAATCATTAATAATGGCAAAAATAGAGGCATCAAAGTAATAGTGATATTCCTACATCATATGACTAAAGAGATGGAGTCAAGCAGAAACAAAGAAGAAGCTTATAGACCCAAGCTAGCGCATATGAAGGGTTCTACACGCTTTGCTGATATTGCCAATGCAGTGATACTACTTCATAAGCCAGGACTCTACAAAGACCTTATAAAGCATCATGCGCAGCTTCCTGATATTAAATGCTATAATTCTGATGGATCAACCAAGATGGTTAAAAGAACAACTCTTTTACAAAACTTACTTATATCAGAGGTAGCTAAAAATAGAGATGGTGAGACAGCTGATGATGAATTAGCAGTACAAAGAGATATTGTAGATTTTGGTATAATGAAATTTCAAGAACTTAAAACGTAAATTAAAATGGAAGAAATATTTATTTATGCTCTACCGATAGAAGCAACAGAATTAATGGATGAAGATATTCCTAACAAGCTATTTCTTAGCGATGGGAATAAATACACATTAAAGACTCTGCTGTATCTATTAAATAAAGATTTGATTAATATTGAAAATTATTGGTTTAGAAAAATATGAGTACAAGAATAATAAAACAAACTATTGTCAAAACAAAAAATGAATGGAAAGGTAAGATAAAGCTTTCTAATAAGTCAGTTGTAGAATTTGTCATCAATGATGAGGCATGGCAACAGTGAGGAAGCAGTACTAAATTATATAGAAAAATTAAAATATAAGAATCATGACAACTGAAAATATCAGAACATTAAATTTCACAGGTGTTAATTCAATAGAAACATTAACATTAGATGAGTTGAAACAAACCTATCTGGAACATAATATTTCAGGTAATCCTATGCATAATGGCATCTATCACTATGATCTGATAGAGCGTATTGGAGATATATGTACAAACCATGGGTTAGACTTTGTTATAGCAGACATATTTGCAGCACAGAATAAACGTAAAGGATACGAAGGTGTAGCAGTAGCTCCTCACTTAGAAGAAAAGTATGGTAAAAATGCATTACAAGCTCATGCACTAAGGCGTGTCTTTACAACCATAAAGATTAATACATTAGAAGATGACGATAGTAATACAGGACTTGCCATAGCATATCACCAAAACGGAATACAAATAGCAATAGGTCCTAATGTAAAAATATGTACTAATCAATGTATCTTATCAAAAGAAAGGATAGTACAGACGTATGGCGCAAATAAAGTCTCTGATCTCAATAAAGTAATGGAGATAGTTGATGATTGGATGCATAACTTTAATGCCCATAGAGCGCATGATGTGAATGTACTCAATAAGATGAAGACCATTCAAACTAATTATAGAGATGTAATGGAACTTATTGGCAATCTAACATCAATTAGAGTATCCAAAGATAGTAAGCATGGTAGCTTAAGAGGTAAAATTAAATTAGATACATATCCACTTACACAAGCACAGATAACTGAATTTACAGAAGGGTATCTATTGAAGTGCCTTATGCAGGAAAGTGATGTCATGTCGCTATACGATGTATATAACATAGCAACCGAGCTACATAAACCCGGCATTACCGATATGTCCAATATCATTCCACAAAATGCAGCATGGGCAGAACTTATTACCGAACACTTTGAATTAGTAGAAGCATGAAAATAGTAGTATTAGATTACGAAACATCAGAAGTAATAGTTTATACGTTAAATGATCTTAATAAAACTTATAAAAATGCTTGTGAAATTAAGATGATATTACCAGACAAAGATGATGATCTGTACTATAAAGTGGAGATAATCCTTGGTTTAATGGGGTACAACATAAGTTCAACTCATTATATGATAATAGATGATTCAGAAAAAATATTTAATATCAGGTTTGAAAATATCAATTAAATGTTTGGTGGTTTAAATTATGTGCGTATATTTGCATCGTTGGTAGCAGCTCTTGGATAAGTATAAACGCATTGGCATAGTCCAGTAAAGCCCGAAACAACCCAAGAGTTCATTACTACCAACAATGTTCTTAATGTTTTGGGCTTTTTCTTTTGGTTATAGTTTATCGGTGATACGAACGTTGGGCTATAACTGCAAACTCCCCACAAGAATATGGGTGCTCGATAAGGGAGGTGTAGCTAGGTTAATGCACGAGCGGTTGATCATAACAACCAAAGTAACCGAAGTGATAGCATTATGATTGTCTATCACCCTCGAAAGTGAAGTGACTGACGATGGGAGTGTGTTAAGCACATAACATTTAAGTTATGAACACTAGAGAGGCAATAGGAGAACTACTCTAAAAGGATAGAATAAACTTATTTCTTTCCTAAAGGGGTACCTATGCCTCTCTGCTCGCTCCCTCCTCAAAAAGTATGTTGTTGTTATGAGTCTTAACATACTATACTAACTATAATATTATAATAATAACTAATCTATAAACATTGTACTAATCTTTATAAAGTAATAGTAATACCAAATATGATTTGAAAACATTCTTTTTCTTTACTGATGGAGCTACAGCCCCTACTAATCCGGGACCATCAGCATACGCATATGTAGAAACACCTTCTTATCACGATAATCGTGAGATTCATCATAAAGTTGAATTTGTCGGAACTGCTACTAACAATATAGTAGAACTAAGAGCTATCAGAGAACTGTTAGCATATATCTTAAAGAATAGCAATCATTATTTGGATAGTAATGAGAATATAATCAATATCTATTCAGATAGTCAATATGCTATTAATGCTATCTCTTTATGGTATCCTCAATGGGTATCTAAACGTAAGCTTAGTGATAAACTTAATGTAGATATTATTGCTCCTGCTTATAATGACCTTATTGCAATAAAAAAGAAATGTGCTGTTATCTTACAATGGGTAAAAGGACATTCAGGTGTATGGGGCAATGAGAGAGCAGATCAATTATGTGTTGATGCTATAGCACAAAGCCAACAAACGCATTTAGAGCTTGAATTTGAAGATATCTCTACTAAGGATGATAAAACTATCACAAGAGAAATAAATGTTCTTAAAACGTCTATAAATGCCCTTATAGATGAATTTGAAACTAAACTTGGTGAATTAAAATTATTGTATGAACAACTTACAAAATAAAGAATTTGAAGAATTTGTTATCAATATGGATGAACGTGCAAATAAGTTAGCACACCTTTCTTGTCCTTCTTGTGGGATAAATGCAATAGAACCTATAACCATGAATGAATCTGTATGTACTAACTGTAATAAATTTTATGACTTATGAATGATGTAAAAGTAACATTCAAAAATTACAAAGCATTAAAAGATGGTGAGTATAATCTTACTAATGGATCTGTCTTTATAATGCAAGGTCCTAACAATGTAGGAAAGACTACATTCCTTAATCTACTTCAATCCATAATGGAAGTAAAAGACAATAGCGTTAATCCTGTTACCTTTGGAGAAAAGGAAGGATATGCTACCGGTACTATCATTGGTGCTGATGGAAACCCTTATCAATTCAGATATGACTTTAATGTAGATG